GGTAATGACAAACTTTTATTCTTAGATAGTAAAACAAAAAAATTTATTATCGTGAATGAGAAAGTAGGAAATTATCGTGGTGCAAATTGGTTTTCAAATGATTATTGGAATGATCAAATTTTCAAATTCAGTAAACCAAAAATCCAATACAATGATTATTTTGATGATCTTGATAATCAATACACCAATTTAGATTATTATAATGTTCCTACAAATGAGGAACTGATTAATATGAGTGAAATTGAAATTCATAATTTCATTGATGAGTGTATTGAAACTGACAATGTATTTCCTTTGGTGGATATTATCCAAGACTACAAAAAATATATTGCTAGTTAGGAGTAAAATAAAAATGAATGATAAAAGAAAAAAATTTGTTAAGTATGCAAATTTAAGATTAGAAAATGCAATTAGGCATATTCAATATCTAGGTAATTTACAAAATCAAAGGCAATACGAATACTCCCAAGATGATGTAAAAAACATTGAGGAATTTTTATTAAAATCAGTTAATGAAACAATTGATAAATTAAAAAATCCTAAATTAACTTTTAATAGACAAAAAATAGATATTCCAAAAAGAATAAATTAATTCCTGCTCCTGCTCCTGTGCCTTTGGTGGCACAGGGGCGACTACCTGCCAAAAAATCCATGTGCATG